GTGACTGAAATTAAAGATAAAGTAATTACTAAAGATGCATTTGAATTACCCTACACAATTATTAAAGCGAAGCATCAACCAACAAAAGGTGCCATTGTCTACATTCATGGTGGCGGTTTAATGTTTGGAAAGGCCAATGATTTATCGCCACAGTATATCGATATCCTTACGGAACATTACGATTTAATTCAACTAAGTTATCGTTTATTACCAGAAGTAAGCCTTGATTGCATCATCGATGACATCTTCACATCATTCGATGCGATTCAATCACAATATTCTAATTGCCCTATTTTTACCTTTGGCAGATCATCAGGTGCATATTTAAGTCTATTAATTGCACGAGACAGAGATATTGATGGTGTTATTGATTTTTATGGTTATAGTGGCATCAATACTGAACCGTTTAAAATGGCAAATAGCTATTACGCTAAAATAGCTCAAAGTGTGAATGAAACAGTACTTGCTCAACTTACTTCACCAACACCGATTATTCAAGATCAAATCGCCCAACGTTTTTTAATCTACGGTTATGCACGTGGTACAGGTGAGTGGATCAATATGATTAACATTGCTGATTATACTGATTCAAAATACAACATCTCACCAAATGAACTTAAAACACTTCCCCCGGTGTTCATTGCGCATTGTAATGGCGATTATGATGTCCCTGTTAAAGAAAGCGAACACATCCACAATCATGTGCCACACTCAACATTTGAACGCGTGAATAAAAACGAGCATGATTTTGATCGTAGACCTAATGACGAAGCAATCACTATTTATCGTAAAGTTGTTGATTTCTTAAACGCTATAACAACGGCGTAATATACCATTATTTTTAAAAACCCAATTTATCATCATGATAAACAGTTATTCAATCAACCATATTATTCATACAATTTATTAAGCTCATAAACAGATACGCCTGTCCCTTTAGTTTTCGCTAATGAGACAGGCGCTTTATTTCACTTTACTATTTTAAAATTCAACACTGTGATGCTACTTATATCTTCCGTGCCATGTTAGTAGCACAAAATACATAGCATATTAAATTACGAATATGAATTTAACTTGCTTTCAATTGTGTTCCTTTACTTTCAGTCGCTTCAACACGCAACAAGTCATTTATAATACCTGTATAGAAGTTGGCGAGTTCTGCACCTTTACGCTTGAAATCCAGGAAATCTACACCGATAAAATCGACATGATCCCATCCTTGTATGATGGTAAACCGGTCATTCTCTAACGTACACGAGCGTCCAAAAACACTGTTGTATCAAGGTTTTTGTCATTTTTAACCTTTTAGCTTTTCCACAAGCGTTTGCCCTTTTTCAAATAATCTGCCCTTTTTTTGCCCCAAAAAAACGCAAAAAATAACCACAATCCTAAATTAATAGGATCTGTGGTTTTGTTGATTGTAGGGGAATAAATATAACCGTATCGATTAAGATACGGTTATAGCGAATGTAACATTTCTATGTTGTTAAGATATATGTATCGAGTGATGACAAGGAAGATGTCTCCTGTGGGACCAACAGTCAGATACATGGCCTCTGCCCGGCTATATAGTTCACTCCTACTATATAAAAGCAATTATAACATAAAAGCACCCCGTAAACTGTTATACGGGAATGCTAAAGTCATATATACTACGGGGAGTAGTATGAAAACTATGCTCTCTATCGCAAGAAAAAACATCCAGTGACATGCTTGGGTGAACAAGGATAGATGTAAATAGTTGATGCATGTGTAACACACCATAACAAAAAACTAGCCCGAAGGCTAGCTATAACATAAAAAATAGGCAAGTACCGAAGTACCTGCCTGTTATCTACATTTAAATCTTGAGAGAAATGTTAAAAAGTGTATAGGAATATTAACATCCATCCAAATAGTTATTTAATAACTGTAAGATTCCCTATAATTAATGTAGCAAAATTTTTATTCTAAGTAAATACTAAATCGTGCTAAACTTACCAAAACTACTTATTCTATTACCTGCCTTGTCTACCTCTCCTGTCGCTATATAACGACGTTGTCCACTATTAGCAATATAAGTAATCCATCTATAACCATTAATACAATATGCACCGTCATACGTAATTGTTGTGTTGTTGGATAATACCCCTGTAATTCTTGAATTAGTTGAATAACCGTCTCTTACATTATTACCTTTAACATTAGCTACTGTGTAATTGCCTTGTTCTTTTTTATAAGGGACATTATTCTTATCGAGTGTATAACCTGCTGGCACTGGTGGATTTTTTTGGTTTTTAGCTGATGTTTTAACATTACCAGCTACCAAACCACCTATAGGCTTACCATGAATCGCACCGGCTATTAATTTAGAATACAAGTCATAGTTTTTCTTAATCCAATCCATATCATTTTTATTAGTAATAAAACCTAATTCAGATAAACGATAATTTATATTTATTTCTGCTGATACATTAACATTTAGTAAATCATTACGAGGTGTCACACCTCTTATTTGTCCTAAGTTATTTTTAATAACATCTTGTATACTTTTATCAATAGTATCTGCATTGAATTGACTTGAGATAATAACATGCCCACCACTTGCGCTTTCTCCTGCTGCGTCTAAATGTATTTCTAGAACAATGTCATACCCCTGTGATTTAACCCAATATAAGCCATAATCTTTTTTATTGCCTACATTAACACCGTATGCAGTATCTTGATACATATCTTGTGATTGACTTGAGCCACCGTATAATGCAACTTCATGTCCTGCATGTCTTAAATACTTAGCGATATTAGGCGTTATATATTTACGTATAAAATCGCGTTCGTTTGTTCCGTTTCCTACTGCTCCAGGATCGTTATAACCATGACCGGCTACAAGCATAATTTTTTTAGGTTTAATTACTGCCTCTTTTTTTGTAGTCGCTTGCTTAATAATACCTTTAGCTTTATTGCCAACGCTTAAGTTGTTAGGGAAGTTTAACCTAATAAAATACATTGGATTGTCATAATAATGAACATGTCTTGTCACAGTTTCAGGACCCCAACCAGGTTGCGCAACGCCATTAGTCCAACCTTTACCGTTCCAGTTTTGACCAAATGATGTGAAAGTATTTAAATTTGCGCTCTCAACAATTTCAACGTGTCCAGCTCCACCACCATACTTCGATGGGAAGACGACAATATCCAACTTTTGCGGCAAAAAGCTGTCATAGTTTTTAATTATTTGACCATATTTTTCAATCTTCGCTTTATTATCAAACGGGATGTTATAAGCATATAAACCTTGCAGCCTTTCGCCTGTCGCTAACATAAAGAACATATTGGCATAATCATAACACTGAAATCCATACCAACCATCTGGATTAAATTGTTTCCCTAGTGAATTGTCGAACCATTTTTCTGCTTGATTTTTTGTCATTAACATATATCAACCACCTACCCTAAATCATTTGTGTCGTTCATATTTGTAGGTGTCATCACTTCTTTGATAGGTGCTTGTCCTGTTGCTTTTCTATATTTACTTTCTGCTTTATATTTCTTTAATTTTTGATTCGCCCAACGTCCTTCTTGTGATGTTGGATTGTCTTTATACGTAGTGTATAAAGCAATAACTGTTAAGATGATCGATGAAATACTTTCTTCATCTACTGGTATCGGGCTTATACCTTTATTCGCTAAAAACTGATTGACTAACGCTAAAATCAATACAACGTATCTTGCCATTACTTTTGCTTCCATTTGTTTGCTCCTTTTATCCAAAATAAAAAGACGACTAATAAGCCGCCTATTTGATATTTATTTTATAGTGTGTTAATTTATAAATAGAAAAAGGGCAACATGCGGAAACATGTTACCCTAGTGAGCCCGTTAAAAAGACGGTGGCTTCGATATAATGATAAAATAATCTTCTATCTACTGACCAAAGCGAATAGAAGGTTATTTTTTGTGACTTAATTTAACAATTGCGATGACTAAACCTAGTAAAGTAACGATAAACATACCGAAACTAAACATCAAATTTAGTGCATCCACAATAGATACCACAAAGGCGTCTCCTTTCTAAAGATTTCAGTAATGCCACCATAGGCACCACCTCCTTATACTCAGATAGCCACCATCTATCCAACTTGCTCACTTCTGTATATTACCATAATTGCAACAATAATAAAAAGCCAGTGCCGAAGCACTGACTAAAAACTTATTTACATTTGCCAAACCAAAAACACGTCCAGAAACTATAACCAAAGATTAGTTTAAACATTTTATTCACCTCTCTTATATGCCCATAAGCATACGCAATAGTGCTATGATTAGCGACCCAAATATTGTCCCAACTAAACCAAGCACCCACATTTTCATATCACGTATGTTCTTATCATTTTCTTTCTTATTCTTTTCATCTATTTCTCTTTCTTTTTGAATAGCATCCAAGGTTTTATCTAATTTAATGTTGACTTGCTCTTGGGTTTTTTGACCTAATTTAATTTCGTTGAGTGTGCTGAGCATTGTTTTATCATTCTCTTCTAACCTTCTGATACGCCATTCATGTTCGTGTTTTTTGAACCACCCCAATTCAGTACACCCGCTTTCTAAAAGAATAAAAACTATGAGTGTTTAACTCATAGCTTTTCATACTGTTTCAGTGTCAACTGTTACCTCTGTAGATAAATCTGTTCTTTCAACTACTTCTTTGATTACTTTCACACGTTGCTTTTTGTTAGTTAGCTGATACAACAAGTTTAATGTCTCTGCAATTTTCTTCGCATTTTCTTCAGATTTAAAATCTTGAGCATGATTAATCATTTCAGAAGTTGTAAAGCTTCCTGTGAAGTCTTGGTATACTACACGTTCTGTACCTTCTTTGTCGATTTGTACTAAAATAAATCTTTCTGTATTGTTGATAATTTCTTTTGCCATAATTAAATGACCTCCTTAAATTTTTGTATAAAAATAGTGCTAAGGGTTACTCTTCCTCAGCACATTGTTGATTTTCTTTATTTTCTTGTATATACGCTTTTAACATCGCGTTCTCTTGTGATAATCTCATAATTTCCTGTGATAAATAATGAATTGTATATTCAGGATTAGCTTGTAATCCTTGTTTACTGTTCTGCATTCTTTGACTCCTCCAATTTCTTGATTCTTAGTTGCTGCTCTTTGATAACAGGGATAAGATGAATCCATAAACGATCATACGCTATACCTTCAACTTCTCCTTTGTCATCATATGTGACAAACTCTTTCAAACCCAAATTCTCCACTTCTTCAGCAATCAAACCTACATATCTATCAAGTTTATAGGTGTCATCCGATAATTTTCTATCCTCTCTCAGCTCTTTAGCTAAAATTTCAGATTCAGCCTTATCAAACCATGTTCTAATAGGTAAGTTAAGAATAGCTTTTGAATGTTCCAGCTGTTCATCACTATCGTTATATTGATTTTCAATAGATAACTTATATTTACGAGCTGATGTTGAACGTCCAATTGTACCAGCAGAAGTAATATGCAAATTAGCTGCAGCTGAATAAGTACGTCTATAAATTGAGTTAGAAGCTATCCTATCCCCTGCATCATCTGAACCTACAGATAGTAAGTCTGTACTCTGTATATGAATATACCTATTACCATCTCGTCTTTTTAGCATATTAAATTTACCGTACCCTGCTTCGATGGTTGTATCTCCACCTGTCGCGTATCGACCATTAACAATTTGAACAAGTCCTTTATTTCTTTCCTTAGAAAATCTGATACCTGCGCCGTAGTCATAATTTTCATCAGACCCGAACATAATATAACCATCACTAGTAAACGCACTATCTGAGTTTGATAATGTGAACGCAAATCGGTTTAATCCAGGTACTTTTTCAGTATTTGGATATAGATAAACAGGCGCTTGTTTACTTTGAATATTCGCAGACGCATATGAATCAATCACAATTCGATTGTAATCTGAACTAAGCGCTACTACTCCACCGTAAGAATTAATAGTAATACCATTCATACCACTGTCACTATATGTTTTATCCCACCATTGAATCGTACCAGATGAACCACCGTCTTCACCTTCGCCATCGATATAAGTCGAAATACCAAAGTGCGACATATAAAGTGAACCACCAGCAGTATTATTCCTAAATCTCAGGTGACCATCTTTAAGACGTGTAAAAATATCATCTGTTGAACGTTTACCTCTCCAAGTACGTTGTACAATACCACCTAGTTCAATAAAATCATTCTGTATTTGAACATACCTGTTAGTGTCACCGCCTTTAATTCCAATTCTATTAACATTTATATCCAAACCCTCTGTTGATAAGTTTAAACTATTGACGATGTCGTTTTTACCAACTTTGTTATTAATACTATTAGCTACGACATTGAATTCTTTATTTGCTCTGATATCAACTTTATCACCATTGATTTTAATACCTTGATGATCTACAATATGTGAGCTTATAGCTCCGTTCTCATCGTATCTTAGCGTAATACCTTCCATAGTGTTTACAGTGATATCCGCTATGACTTTAGATAATGTTTCTTTTGATTTGTTAAACTCATATTGCGATACTTTTAAATTAATGTCTCTACCATTTTGTTCGATAGAACTTTCCATCTGTCTTAGTTTTCTATCTGTATTTCGACTAACCCCATCAGTATAATTCTTCGCATTATTAAATGCATTGTTTGCTTCCTGTGATGCAATTTCATTAGCTTCTTGTAACTTTTGTTTTGCATCATCAATTGCACGTTGTTCTTCTTGTGAAACAACACCGTCTGCATAGGCTTTGATTTCTAACTCACGTATTTTATCTTGTTCATCAGAATACTTTTTATTCTCAGCTAATCCACTTTGATATTCGTTCAAAGTAACTTTATCTTTGATTTCACCTTTTAAAGTTATCCTCTCAGCTTCAGCAGTATTCAAACGTTCAACAATACCATCTTTATCAGTTTTGTAGTCCGAAGCTTTAACGTAGTCACGTAATTGTTCTTTTGTAGACTCTCTAGCTGCTTCAATAGCTGATTTAACAACATTAGGTTCTCCGACTAACTGCATATCTTCATTCACCGTTAAACCAAATTTTGTTGCTATTGTTTCCAACGCTTCTTTATATTTTTCGTCAGTGTATTGTGACTGTAATAATTTAAATCTATCTGAAATGGCGATTTTGACATCTTCTACATCTGTATAAACATCTTGTAATTTCTTTCTATACTCAAGAAATAAAGCTTGCGTATCTACCAACCGACCAATCGTTGCAGTTTCGGGTGTCATAGATTCTAAATTATTTTTAATTTGATTATAAACATCAATCACAGCGTCTAAACTTGCTTGTAAGTCCGCTTTCAAATCATTGAATTGACTTTGTGCTTCGTCATCTGTCACAACTAACTCTAAACGCTTTCCTTTGTCGTTTTCGGGTCCCACAGCAATTAATGCTGTTTTGATTTCTGACATATCAATCTTCCTAGTTAACCCGACTAAATCTTTACCATATTCAATTTCTTTACCTTTGAATAAGCTGTTTTTCTTTTTGAGTACTACATATCTACCTTTGACGGTATTAGAGCTAAGCTCAATATAAAAATCTAAAACCATTTTATAGGTTGTACATAATTGCTTTAAAACTTCATATCTAGTTTGATAAGAAGTCCATGACGTAGTACGTAAGCCATCGTATTCGGTTTGTTCAGAAACTTCCCAACCTGTATCGCTCAACACATCTTTCAATGCTTCTGAAGTTGTCTTTTTCTCAAATTTTCCTGGTGCATACGGTTTAGCTGTTGTTATATCAGCAAGATAAGACGCTATACATTCTATCTCTGTGTAGCCGTCCATCGTATCTTGAACCCAGTTAATAATAAATTCACGCCATTGTTTGTTTGAATCCCTTATAATAACACGATGTCGTTCACGGAACTTTTCAGCTCTTTCTGATGATATGAGCAGTTCAAGCATTTCTGAATTGTCATTAACATTACGTTTATGAATCGCTCTAACTAAGGAAGGGTCATCAGTAGAAAGGAAATCTATAATCTTGTCGTTAAAATCTAAAACATGTATCACACTCTCATCTCCTTTCTATAAATATCTATCTTGCCATTTAACCGTCGTATCAAAGACGTTTTCAGGTTGTATGATTAATTCACTGTACCCAGAATCAACATTGAAATAATTACTTCCAAACGATTTCTCGCTCAACATTGGTTCCTCATTGATGACAACACTTTTTGCTTGCATATCTATTTTCACTAAATCACCTTTTTGTATAATGACATCCCTTGCGCCTTTCGGTTTCGGTAGAATCTCCGTATTGAATGAACCTAATCCATTCATCTCCATCCACTTATAACCGTTATACTTCGCACTATAGATAGCTATGATAGAAGCTGGACGCTGATAAAACTTACCGCCATCTATCCACTCTTTCTCATCCATATCAATAGGTTTACGTCTATCTGGGTCTTTAATGTGATCAAATTTCCAAGTTTTAATAGAAAATTTATTACCTACTCTTCTGAGCCGCATATAAACAACGATTCTGTCCAAGTTATACATTATCGGTTTATTCTGATAGTCGTATATCTTTTTGGGGTCTCCTTTTTGGTTATACAACGTAACAACAATATGTCCTATTTTTCTATCATGATATTTATTTTCATAACCAATAGAAGCAAGTAACTTACCATCACTATCATAAATATGTTGTGCTGTTCTTCCGGCACCTTTACCTTTTTGTTCAACAATACATTTATAGGTAATTTGAAAATCTGTCATCGCTTTAGGGAGCCCTCGTTTCGTGCCAGCACCAACCCAACCTTTTGCATCAGGAAAATTAGTTGCTTTATATCCTTCGCCAAGATTGGATATCACAAAGTCACCGCCGACCTTACCACCTAAGTCATTACTTGGAATATCTTCAGTAATCATCTTAGTCCAACCTTTGAAATCACGAAACTCACTATGATAAACAGGAGGCATGTAATCCTTAACTTCTTTGGTTACCTCATCATCACCAACCATAAAATAATCTTCATCATTTTTAGTAATCATAAAGTAACTAGATGGTTTAATTGCTCGGGCTTCAACAATTAAAGGAGTGTCAGCAGTCCCACTATTTACAACTGAAACTTGGTCTGAAATCGCAGTATTTTTATTTCCTGTTACTGAATATTTGTAAGGGTCTGTTAGTACTACTTTGATAGTGAACTTAACAGGTATTGTAAATTCTTTGTGCAGCTTTATTGGTCCTTCGAAATAAGCGTTCCAGTACCAATCTTTAGATTTGAATTGTAATTTAACTTGTTCCTCGTAGTTAAAAAACTTTACTAATTCATTCAAGACGTCATCATGTGTTTTAATGCCGTTGTGAGATAAATAGTCATTACGTACCACCAAAGGTATATCAAAACTATAAGATTCAAGCCTACGCCCTTTATATATAGACCCCGAACGTCCATCTACATTTTCTGTTTTTAAAACATAATTAAAAGAGGGTATTTCAAACCCTCTTTCGACATACAACCAAGGAATTGTTTTGTTGTTCACTTTAATAGTGTCTATCATTGAATAGCAATTCCTCCTTTTCTAAACTTTACTTTTGTTGATTCTTGCCTTTCTCGCTTTTCTATAGACGCGTTCACCTTTTTATCAAAAGCGTATTCGTCAATAATCGGCTGATAATCTTTATCTGCAATCACATCGTTAGATTGTGCTATTTTCAGTAATAAAGCTATTTGTTGTTGCTGTTGTTCAATCATTTTCAATAATAAGCTAGGATCATCAAACCCGTTTAAGTCTGATAATTGGCTAGGACGCTTATTTTTACTCGCTTTTTTCCCTCTTACTTCTGCTGCTGCATAATGCAAAATCTTCATTGCATCATTTCTACGAGCTGGATCTGTTGGAATAATCCATTCTGGATGACCGTCTTCACCTAAGTTATACCAACCATCAAAAACTTTTCCACCTGTAGCATATGCGTAATCACCAGCACGTTTAAAACCACCCCAACCATATCGTCTAACAATGTACTGCATTGCTGAGATACCTTGATGTACTGGATTATTATAATTAGTGTACCCTCGTTTAGCGTTAGCTCTAAAAGTTGAGCCGATAATTTGGAATAATCCTCTAGACGGGTCTCCTCTTTGAGCATTAATATCCCAATTATTCACTGCATTTGATTGATAGTTGCTTTCACGCTTTGCAACTCGCATCATCTGGTCATGAATCCACTTACCTTTATAACGTCCTCCTAAAATACTTTGCGCTTGTCGGATTACTCGGCTGGCATAAGTTGCACCACTTCCAGAAGTAGCATCACCGCCACCAATTGATAACCTACCTTTTTTCTTTGCATTTCTTAAATATGGTTCAGGGTCAAAATGGCGTCCGTTTCTCCTCATTTCAAAATGTAAGTGTGGTCCTGTACTAAATCCGGTATTACCAGTTAAACCAACAACATCGCCGGGCTTTACCATCGTGCCACTAGGTGGTGATTTGCTAAAGTTTTTCAAATGCGCAAATAGCATATCGATAACGCCACTAGTAATTTTTACATAGTTCCCATAACCACCAGACATAAACGGCATTCTTGTAAGTCTACCACCCATAGGCGTTCTAACTTCTTGATATACAAATGGAAAATCGACACCTTCATGAAATGGTCTTCCAGTTGCAGCGGTATAAGCTGCGGTACGTCCATAATGATAATTAATTTTGTCAGGGTCTAATATTCCGCCGACTAAATCGCCACCGCCCATAGCTTCTAAATTTTCTTTTATCCAATCAGTAGCACTTTTCTTAATCTTAGACCATGCAGCTTTTGTTATGTCGCCTGCAATTCCCATTCCTTTAGTTAAAGAATTGAAATCAATTCCAAAAGCTTCAAGTATATAATTTAAAAGTTTTCCTGGATGTTCAATAAAATCTAAAACATCGCCAACTTTATCGCCAAGCCATTTGGTACCTTTACCTATTTGATCTTTTGTCCAGTTAAATGCTGATGATGCACCGGACTTAATATCTTTCCACATAGTACCTAAACTAAATCTTGGAAGAGTTCCGTTTAACATTGAATAAGTTTGTGCACCGTTATATACTTTTGAGCCTTTAGGTAAATAAGCAGTAGTATCTGTATTTGGTGTGATTACACGTTTACCATTAGGGAATTCAATCATTTCGTTTCTAAAACCATTTGGACCATTTCCGCGTCCCTTATCTCCAACTGTAGCGAATGTGTCACGTGCAATCTTACCGTTCTTAACTAATCTTGTAGTAGTATGTGTGTGCTCTGTACCAGTATGTAACTTAGGTATTTTATCCATGCCCAACTTACCACCGACCCAGTTTAAACCGTCGATTAATTTATTAAGTCCTTTTTTAATAGCATCTACCATACCGCCGATATGACTTTTAATTTTGCTGATAATACTTTGTAAGCCGTCACGCATATTTGTAAAAATTCCACGTACCTTACTCCATAAACGGCTAGCAATTCCTACCGTATTATCTTTAATGGAATTCCAAATATTTGACATCCAATTTCTTAAATTACTAAAAATTTCTTTCGTCGCATTCCATAAATTAGTAAATTTTGATTTGACGCCACTAAATAATGACTGCGCTTTTCCTATCGTATTCGTACGGATACTACTCCAAGTATTAGATAACCAATTTTTCATATTCGTGAAAATTGATTTGACACTATTAAATAAGAATCCAAAAATACTTTTTGTCGCATTCCAAATTGCTGATAAAGATTTACTGAATATACTTTTTATTACGTCCCAAATACCTGCTATTAATCCTTTTAGCAATCCGCCAAAGTACCTAACAACGCCAAGTATTTTGCCTACAAACCATAATTGAATTAAATTCCATATTAATTGAACGACTCCTTTAAGAATCATAACAATCGCATCCCAAACTCCTCGCCAATCTCCAGTAAATAAACTTGAGAAGAACTTAATTAAACCTAGTATGATATTTAAAGCTCCTTGTATCACACCTTTTATATTCTCCCAAGTACTGACAATTAAAGCTTTAACCGCCGGCCAAATAAATTGCATCACTTGCCAAATCGCGAACATGATTGGTTTAATTACAAAATTTATAATAAATTCAAATATAGCTTTGATAAAATTGCATATATTTTGAAGCGCTTGAACAATAGAAATTCCGTTTTCATTAAAGAATCCATTAATTTGACTCCAAATATCTTTAGCAAAATCAACTATTGCTGATATCGCTTGTTTAAAGATGTTTTTAACAGAATCAATGAAAGGTTGAATAAATTGAATAAAATTACTAAATGTTTGTTTAACACTTTCAATTGCACCATTAACAAAATTTCTGAAAGTTTCAGATTTCTTATAAGCAATTGTAAATGCGACTGCTAAGCCAGCCAAAACACCTAATACAATGCCAATTGGACCAGTTAAAGCCGTGAAGACAGTTCCTAATATAGGTACTTTAGTCGATAAAAAACTAATTAATCCATCAGCCTTTGCAATACCAGCTAATAGTGGGGCTAATACAGTTACTGCATTGCCAATTGTACTTATAAATGCGCCTAATCCAAAAACTACAGGACCAATTGCAGCAGCAATACCACCGAAAATAACAATTGATCTTTTAGAACCATCACTTAAATTGGAAAACCAATCAACCGCTATAGATAGCTTTTTGATTAATTCTTCCATTACTGGTGCAAACGCACTTTCAATAGAAGTCCATACATCAGCACCTACTAATTTTAATTTATTCATTGCTACTTTAAATCTTTCGGAGCCACTTTCAGAATCTTTAAACGTTTGATTTACTGTGCCTTGGGAATCTTCGATAGTTTTTAAAAATTCTTGATAACTAAAACGACCACCTTTAATAGCATCTGCTAAATCAGGACCTGCTTTTGCACCAAATGCTTCAATCGCTAAACTTGTTGCGCTAGCTATATCCGGCGTCTTTTCAATTTCTGCTAATGTCTTCTTAAATTCTTCTCTTGGATTTTTACCAGCTTTACCCCAATTGGATATAGCTTTTTTCAAACCACTGAAGGCTATTTCAGTATTAACACCTGATTTCTCCCATTGAGAGAATAAAGCGATTGATTCTTTCATCTCAAAGCCCATAGCCCTCATTGGAGCACCGTATTTAGTAATGCTATCAGCTAATGTATCAACACTTATACCGCTAGCCTGTGCTGCTTTCGCTACCATATCAAGTACACTTTGATACTCATCAGCTTCAATACCTGCATCACCCATTGCACGCGTAATTAATTGAACGGCTTGTACGCCTTCAGAACCTGTTATGTGACTAAATTTCAAGAATGACTCTGTGGCACTCTCAAGTTCTTTGCCAGTGAAACCTAACCTTGTGTTAACTTCCCCTAAAACACCGCCTACAGTCTCAGCATCTGCTGGAAAGTTGCCATAAACATCTTTAAATGAATTCTGCAACTTCTTAAGCTCTCCGCCGGTTGCTCCTGTTGCTTGGGTAACTGTATCTAAACCTTTATCAACTTCTGCAAAAGCTTTTCCTGATGCTGCTGCAATACCTAAAACAGGTGCGGTAACACCAATCATCATACCTTTACCAATAGATTTTAAACCATCACCCATTTTTGTTAATTTAGGTCCCATACTTTCAAAAATTTTACTGGTTTTCCCCCAGCCACTTTCTGCCATTCTTTGAGCTTCAACTTGGGCTTTTTTGAACTCTTCAAACTCAGCCGATGTTTTTTGCAATTCTCTTTCTAAATAATTCAGCTCATTTGCTTGTTTGTTATATTCTTGCCGTAATTTTTGAGCTTCTGCACTGTTTTCACCCTGTTCTTGAGATACCTTGTCATATTGCTTGGCTAAATCATCAACATTTTTCTTATAACCTATGATAGTTCCGTCAAGTTCTTTAATCCTTTGTTGGTAACTATCAGTTGATTTTTCGGTATATTTGAAGTTGTTGCCGGTTAACTTTAAGTCAGAATTTAAAGTTTTAAAGTTTCGTTTGATTTCTGCAAATGATCTATTTAAATTTGCTGCATCCAAATCCAAACCTATAGATAAACCTTTTATTCTTTCTCCCATTTTTTACCTCCTTTCTAAAAAAGTTCAAAAAAATAACCCTAACCAAACGGTTAAGGTTAAAATGCATCAATTAAAGCCTCTGCTTTTTCTTCAGAAATGTCATTGTTTTTATTTTGATATATGGAAAGTACATAATGAAATGGCATTTTTAAAACTTCGTTAGCGTCTTTACCATTTTCAATTAAGTCCATCATGAGAGTATCCATATTTTTCAACATTGCTTTATATGTTAAATCTTCAGGCTTTATTTCATGTTCTGGATAAAATTTCTAGTTTCCTCAGTTTGCTGACCTTGAGTAATGAAAATTACTTGTTCACGAAGTGCATTCATTCCATCAGGTGCATGCATACGTTCTTTTAAGTCTTTAACTGTGAATTGGTTATCGTAAATTTTTACAACCATATCCATCAATCTGTCAGCGATTTCTCTTGGTTTCATCGTGCTATTTTCGTCCTCAATATCATCGATTAAATCCATTGCTTCGTATACAATTTCAAATGAAATGAAGTGTGGTGTTAAGTACGTTTGTAATTTAATTTCATTTGCTTTCGGGTCTTCTACTAATTGAATAATGTTACGTTTTAATTTTGCCATTTTATAATACTCTCCTTATTTTCAAATAAAATAGAGGGGTTGCCCCCTCTTATGCTTCTACATTTATTGTTATAGTGTCACTCATATTACCAACTGTTGCTTTAACCGTAGCAATGCCTTGTGCTTCCGCAGTAACTTGACCATCACTATTGATTGATACAATATTCGTTTGATCTGTTGTGTATTTCAATAACTTACTTTGATTAGATGGCTCTACTACAACATTTAAATCGTATGTGTCGCCAACTTTAAGTGTTTTAATGCTATCTGGTATATTAACCGACTTTACCGCAGTTTCCGATGAAGCCGGTTTTGTTACAAAGTTTCTTCGTTATCCTCTGTCACGTTTCCAGTATATTCTTCGCCTAAAATTTTTCTTTAAGAAAGCCTCTTCGCCTTTTTTCACCGTCTCCATCATGATTTGTCATGTTAGCTGAATCAAAGATATACTTACGTACTGACTTTTTATTATCAACTAAAGGGAAAAGTGCCTCGCCTTCAACCTCTTCACTTGAGAAATCCCAATCTTTCTCAGCCGTTTCTCCATCGATTTTAGGATTTGTAAACATAACTTTAGGTAATAAAACTGTTCTAAATGTACCGTCTCTACGCTCTTGTCTGAACCATACAGCTACGTAATTGTTTTGTTTACCTTGTTTCTCTTCGTAAACGCCATCTTCATCATAATCTTCATTAAAAACAATTTTGCGAATCTCTTTAGGGAACGCATGCATTTGTAATGAGATTTTACCTTCTCCGTCTGTATTCCCTGATTCAATTGGACCGCCATCAGCATAAGCTGTTTTTAGTTCTCCACCAGTTTCAACACCAATTTTTTGTAATCCTCTTGTTTTTGTAATATCACTATATTTTAATTCCGCGCCTTCTTTCGTTAATTTAGCGAAACCTAAACCAGTAATGTTAATATACGCCTTTGGCGCACTTGCATGTTTTACTGCCATTTAATTTTCCTCCTTATAAAAAATGCCCTCGTAAACGCGAGAGCTTCTATATGTTTTAAATTCTTCTATATATTCCGGTTTTCCATTTGAAACATTTCCCATTTTTAGTTCAGACCATAATAACTTTTGAATGCGATTAGATATCTTATTTCTTATGATTCTCGCATTATATTCATCATTGTACTTAACAAAAACATCTATTTGGACAATATAACTATATGCACACTCATCTCCGTCAGTATAAGTTGTAGGTATTGGGTCGTCGATATCGTCAATAACAATAAAAGGTACATCAGTATCTTTTACATTAGGGTATTTATTGAACTTAATATTATTGATATTTACGTGCTCTCTAATAATTCTGTCTTGACTAATCACTTCATGAACTTTGTACAAAATATCAATCACAATTTTTTCAACTCCCTTTTTAGCGTCTCAAAATACTTATTTTGCCCTTGTCTTATTGCTCTATTAACACCGCCCATAGCTTTAGGTTTGATAAATTTACCTGTTTCTTTTTGAACGTGTCCATATTCAATTAAATGTACGATTTTATAACGGTCTTTAGAACCTCGCCAATGAACAGTAATTGTACGTTTTCCGTTTATCCATTCAGGTTTACTAAAACTTACCTCATTAATTAATGCTCCCGTATCTTTTGAGGGCTTTAGTTGTTTTTTTACTTCTTCAACAATTACCTTAGCACCAGCTATTAACGCCTTATCTTGAACTTTTACCATCTCTTTTATGCCAAAACGTTTTTCTAATTCTCTTTCTAATGCTTTATCACCTGTCACTTTCACACTCATGAACTATATCCTCCACGAATCATAATAAAGTCTTTATTATCCAAATCTGGTGATACTTGCTTTATATTCAAACGATTTTTGAAATATCTTGATTCAATTTCAAGATAATGTTCTTCACTGGGTAAATAATCACCTTGCGGATCACGAATATACAATTTAATGTCATTTTGCGTTCCGTTTGAGATAGCTTGTTCTAATTCACGTAACCAGACACCATCAATACTCGCCCAACAGCTATATAATAATTTTTCTTCTTTTTCTCCAGCTTCTGGACCATTATTTTCAGTATACTTATAAAAATGAACACGCGTATTTAAACGTTTAGTTGTAATTCTAGGTTTTTTAAACACTTTCTTCATCTTCTGATACCTCCATTAGAGATAACGAAAAATCTATTATTTCAGGTCTGTAATTATCGTTGAAGTGTTCTAATAAATCTTGATAAGCATATCTAGCGCGTATAAGTATCAATTCTTGACCTATTAAATTCTCTAATTCAAAAACTCCGCACTGATTTTTTATACGCTCGTACGACATTTTTAACAACTGCTTTAAGTACTCATCCTCTGAATTATGGTCAATCTTTTCAAGTGATTTAAATTTGACAAGCAAATCATCAATCGTCATTGTCTTCACCATTCAATAAGTCGACGATTTCACTTTTAACCATTGAACTAGACGCTTTTTTTGTAATGATTCGCATAGTTCTAATAATTCTTGTTTTGTCAGCTTATCTAAAGGTACGATATAAACTTTGTCGTACTTATTTTTGATTTGATTTGTCAACAATTCAACACGAGGATTGTTATACCCTTCAGCTGGATACAACTCCCCTACTTTGTACTTGTGTTGATTGTGCTCTATGTCTTTAAAAGCTCTAACAACTTTAAATTTCACCATTTTATCACCTCATAAAATTTTATAGTGTTTCTTCGGTACCTTCTAAAGCTGGCTTATGTCCTTTTAAATCTAATTTCCAAACAGCAGCAACTTTATTATCTTTCGCTTTGCCGTAAGCAAATTGTTTTGCAGTGTATAAATCCATATCATCTAACGCAAGTGTTTCTTTAAATTTCTGAACATTAATACCACCAGCTAAATAACCATCATATAAACCTTTAACGTACGTTAAAACCTTACCTGCTTCTTGGACTGTAGACTCGATAACATTCAAATTAAATGGTAAAGCAGTAACATATACGCCATTTGCATTTAAATGTGTATACTGTGCTTGAACCTCAAAAGCATCGGACGGATTAACAACCATTGTTACATTACCTTTAACCGCTACTGATTTACCTTTCTCGTTAGTTGAGTGGTATTTAAACACTTGCATCAATTCATTAACCGTAGCGCGCGGATTAGCAAATGTAAGCGTACCTTGTTCTTCTTTCTCTGGATAAGCACCCTCAGTTACCGATACACCTTTTTGTACTTGACGGTTTAAGCCGATTGGTTGGTCTTTACCAGTACCTTTTAAGAACGCAGTTTCAAGCGCCACTGCAAATGCTTCTTCGATTTGAACACGAACAAATCTTTCAATCCACGCAGGACCAAAATCATTTAAATCTTTTGGTAAAACAACAAACGCTGTCAATTTATTTTGAATTGCTGTTTCTTCACTGAACGCAGCATCTAATTGACCTTTAATTTCACCATAGATTTTACCCCAAACGGCTACGCCAGAAGTTTCAGATTTTAAGAACTTCAAACGCAAACCAGCGTTTTTAATACCTAAATCAGCTAATAACGGATGATTCGTCGTCAAATCTTCAAAAATTCTATCAATTGTTTCTTCTGGCAAAAGTTTTTCTTCTTTATAGTTAACGTTTTTATTGATATCCATGAAGAAACTTCTTTGGTTTGCACTCAAAGATTGTGCTGATTTAGGTAAACTAGAAACTCTTTCAGCTTCTGCTTTTGCTTGTAATTTAGTTTCTTCAAATAGTTGGTTAATCATGTCACCGTACAATTCATTTTGTCTTTCTTGCGGTTCACCGTTGTTTACTGCATTAATAAATTCGTTTTTCGCATTTGCGAATGTTTCCGATAAATTTATAGTCATTTTATGACCTCCTATTTTTTGTATTAAAAAAGGAATCTTGAAAATCCATTTGCTGATACTTTACTATCTGCAACATCGATTTCTGATTCCTTTTCTTTCATATTTATTTTTTCAATTACTTTATTTGCTATTGCGTCAATATCAATGTTAACCTCTGGCGTTTTACTTACCAAAGCTGTTACACGATTTAATACATCTTTCGATAACACTTGTGTATTGCTTGCTACAATTTGCATATTGTCGTTTTCAAACATTTTACTATCCGCAAAACCTTGTTCAATGGCTTCATCAGCATTTAGCCACGTTTCCCTAGCCATCATTTCTACAAGTTCTTGTTTGTTTTTACCAGCTCTAACCGCATATGCCTCAGCCATTATTTGACCAACATGTTCTAATGTTTCTGCAGCATGATTTAGATCTTTCGCTTCTCCTTGCGCAATACTTGAAGGATTGTGAATCATCATTCTAGCAACCGGACTCATTTCGATGTGGTCACCAGCCATTGCGATAAGCGATGCCGCACTTGCTGCTATTGCTGTGATACGAACATTCACTTTGCCTTTATGAGCTCTTAAATGTGTATATATTTCACTCCCAGCTACTAGGTTACCACCATTTGAGTTAATTATAATATCAACATCTTCATCACTAAATTCTAGTTGTGTTAAAACATCTTTAGGACAAGTCGAATCCATACCAAGCATTTCGTAAACCCATTTATCTTCGTTGGAAACGATGACGCCTTTAATCTCCGCTTTCATCTTCATCACCACCTTTCAAAGTGTTTTCATCTTTTTCTTTTTCATCATTTTCACCACTGTTAGCTTTTTCGTAGTTTTTAGTAATCAGGTATTCGTCTAATTCAGGATTGTCTGATGGTTCTTCACCTAACATAATCCGCACCTCATTCCTTGTAAATGAACCAGAACTTACAAGTTTGTCAATTGCTTCAGCATATTGAAGTGGGTCTTTTTTATTCACACCGACAATTTCTATTCTTGTATCTTTCAAATACATGCTTTGTGTTATGAGTTTCGCGTTTAATTCGTTCTGAATCTTTTTTAATAAAGGTGTTAAACAGAACTTCTCAAATACAAGCGTGTTTTTTTCCAAATCAGCTGTTTCTCCGTAAATCAAACCTGGAGGTATACCAATCATCAACGCAACATTTTTTATTGCATCTCTCATTAGCTCACTCAATTCAGAAAAAGGCATGTTACTATTCTTACCACCATTAGATAATTCCTCATAATCAAAACCTTCTATCAAAGGCGCGATTGCTAGTTGATTTTTATTAAAAGTATTGAATAATTTATTTGTGAACGCTTGTAATTTTTCTATATTCTTTTCGTCATATGCGCTAGAGGCAGATTTCAAAATCCCTCTTATTTGATAGTTTTTTAATTGTGCACCTATCATTCTTCCGAATATTTTCCCGTAATCTTCGAATAGACTTTCTACAAAGTGTGTCACTTTATTGTTGTTGTACTTTAAATATATGACCTCTTGCATTGTGAAAGTACGTTGATAAGTATAATCTTTAACCGTTACATCTTTGAATATATCATCATACAAAGCGTACTCTTCTCTGTAAAAGCTATCTGCGATAAGTAATTCTTTGCTGTCACTTACTACGATTAAAACCTCGTTATCGTAAATTAGTTTATATATAACTTGTTGCCAAAAACTATCGCTTGATAAGTCAGTATTTGGTTTTATATTTAACTTGTAGTAAACATCATTCTTTTGAATTCTATTACCTTCCAATACTTTAAAATGACTTTGAGCGACAGCACGCGCAACAAATTCAATACAACTATCAATCGCTAAACGTTTCACATACGCTTGTTGTGATAGATCTTCTATCATATCTAAATCAAGCATATATGATATATCTTTCCTAGTTTTAAATATCTTTTCTAGAATACTCATGTCTCACCTCCTCTATTAGAAATCTATACTCATTAATGCATCAAGCGCTTTAGACATGTCTTTGTCTACTATATCGTCTGCTCTATATAACGCATGAACAAATGCCATAAATCCATCCGTTTTACGTCTGACTTCATCTTTTTTGATATACTCTTTATTTCCATCCGGCTTGATTTTTACAGCAACATTATTAGTAAACCAACGCATCAAAGGATTGTCTCCATATATTACGTTATGTTTCGCAAACATTGTATCGATACGTGGTGCAAGTAATCCATGTATTGCTTTTGGATTTCTAAGTACTTCAAGTTTTATGCCAGCATCCTCAAACGCACGTCTTACAATATCAGTTCTATAATTATCAGCTATGACTTTTTCAAGCCCATATTTTTCTCTAGCCTTTAAAAACCAATCAACTATATATTCAATTTCAATGACATCATCATCGACAATGGTCAATAATCCCATTTTTTCCCATTCTTTAATAGGAGGTTCTAATTTGACATCATCCAAAAACCCTTGTCTTACAAAAGAATGTCCTAACCAAATATAATCGTCGTTCTTTCGAAATAGTAGCCCTACACTTGCGAAATCTCGGATATTTGCAAAGTCTAAACCACCAATACACATTTGATTATCTAAATTTGGTATCTCTCTATTAGTCGCTAGTATTTCTTTCCATGGTGCTATTACTTTTTCAAGGTCAACTTCAGGCAAATTCATTCGCTTAGTCATGAATTCGGGCTTATTTGAACGGTTGAATGGTAAATCGTTATATTCTTCTTCAATCGTGCTTAGCAGTGTTTTAGCGTATTCTGATAACGGTTTATGTAACATTGGGTTCGCCTTTTCCCACGTCTGTCTGTCATCAACTTCTTTTGGATCGTCTAACTTACAATAAAAAGCAAACAATCTACTATTTTTAACCTTGCCACTTAATACACTTGCAATTTTGTGCTTCATTGCATCGATATAACCCTCTCTAACAAAACCATCAGTACTTATATAAAACGTTCTTCTATTTTTCTTTTTACCTAATCCACCACGTTTGACGTTTACCATTTCAGGACCAAAGAAATAATGAATTTCATCAAAAATAACACACCCCTCACGTCCACCGTCTTTGGTTTTTGTGTTTGATGTGTTATATCGAATAACCGATTTAGTTGCACGGTTTATTATTTTTGCTTTACTAACTTCATAAGGAGCTTTTGGCGTTTTACCCGTCTTATTTCGTTTGTTATCCATTAAAACGGTTCTGATTTCATCAAACGATGTTTTTGCTTGATCTTCACTATTAGCAACAATGGAGATGTGATATTCTTTAACTCCGTGTAAGGGCGTAGAAAGAAAATCACTAATAGCACTTATTAGACCGTTTTTCCCGCCTCCACGTCCCATGAAAATAGCAAATTCTGTAAAGAAAGCTTCATCTGTATTTTTATCTATAAGAAATATATTAGCTATGATAAACCTTTGAAATGGTAATGTTGGAAAATACCATTTTTCAATAAATTTGATACAATCCTCGATTTTCTGTTCATCAAAATATACATCATCTCGTGAATATATATGTTTTTGTAGATAATTAAAGAGATCAATTCTTTCTTTATTTAAAATTATCTTTCCTTGTTTCCACAAATTTATATATTCATCAACGTATTTATTACTAATCATAGGTAATCATCAGATGGCGTTTCTGTGTCTTCTTTCTCTTCGGGCAATAAATCCGATAATTGTTTGATTATTTTTTGATATGCAGCATCTCTAGCATTAAATAGTTTGGCTACTGGTCTTTCCCTTTCATATGGTGGCGCCTTTTCAGATTGAGTAAATAAATCATAGTCACCTTTTTCTTTTATGTCTTCCCACATGTAATCAAGCATTACACGTAGCCTTGCTGCTTGAATAATTAAACCATCAACTACTTTTAATTTATTGCTAGGTATGTCTTTATATAATACTTGCAGCCTTTCTTTTTCTTTAAGCACTAAGTTTTCATCAACTATAATCTCCATTTCATCACCTGCCTTAAAATGGTTATAAGAGGGGGGTTATACATGGATTTTTAAAATTATCGCGAAGTTTACTCCCTAACCGTTCCCCAAGCATTTTGATCTCTTTTGATTTTTTTGACCCGGGGGTATTTACCATTTTTCGTCTTTCCATTTATTTTCTTTTTTTATAAATCTCTTTTCTTTTTTGTTGTGACATTTAATACACAGTGTTTCTAAATTGTTTAAGTCATGAGCAAACTCCGGATGATGTTCTAGCGATAATATATGATCTACATCCAACGACTTACGCTTGCTTTTGTCATATGTCGTTAACTTGCCGTCTCGCTTACATTGTTGACATTCATAATTATCTCTTTCTAGCACTCTTTTTCTTGTTATTTGCCATTCTTTAGACTTATAGAATCGTATACGTTCGTCTTTAGTCATCATAATGTTTCACCTTATATAACTTAAGTAGTATCAAGACGCATCTATACTTGATGTGTAGTAATGTATTTACTATTAGTTTGAACATGTTCATACCTCATAAATAAAAAGACGCATCACATAGTGATGCGCCTCTTGTTCATGCGTCGTATTAGCAGTTAATAACTTTAAATATTAATCTGATACTAACATAATAAACTGTTTTAATGCGGACTTACATAGGGTAAAAGTCCGCTACACATAACCAATATACTTTGCTAACTTATCGATCAGTGCATTCCTTCTACGTAATATACTTGTCTTACTTGTACCAAAGTAATGTGCTATATCTTCCCATTCATAACAACCAATAGGACAATCCCAATATCTAAACCTTAATAACTCAAGCGTATCCTCATCGCTCTCATCTATCAGTCTATCTACACCATTAACTATATTTCTTAATGTATTGTATCTGTTATCACTAAACTTCTTTATTGCACATCGTTCAATCGGATTACCTGGCAAATTACTTTTGCTAGCTCCTGCATTATCTGGTTCATGACTTTCAAGTAATTCATATTCTCGCATCTTCAACTCTCTTCGATAGTTATCGATGTGCTGAATGTATTCTTCAAGCTTTTTGATATCATGTTTCTCAATCTTTATCATTCAATGCAATACCTCCGATAATATAAATTACTTTTTAATATCGTTATTCATTCGCTTCAATTCAATCCTGTATTCTTCTAACCCGTTGTATCCTTTAGTTTTAATTACTTCATCAAGTAGATAATCATTCATATATCTGAGTGCTTGTATCTCTCTTGCACGATCACTATTAATACTGATACAAACTAATAGCAATATAGCAAATACAATAGTCATAGTAATCCACATCACTCACTTACCTCCGCTCGAAAGACGTAATCACTCGGCTCCTCTACATCATCATTAGCCGTCATCATAATATATACTTGCTCAGTTACATACTTACCTAACTCATACATCGCTAGTAAGAATAATAATCTTAGTATTTGCTTAATCATTTTTTATCTACCTTCTTTACTTCGTATAAGACCGGATATAAATTTAAAAAGTGTATTCTATATCCAATCGTCTTAACTTTTACTTTATCACCTACTTTTAACCTAGCTTGTATGTCTGCGCTATCAAACTTTCCTTTGAAGAATAAGTCTGAGTTTTCGATGACTTGTTTATCATCTAATACAATATAGAATTTGTCCTCTTTATCTTGTCTTTTGTTATATTTATCTGTAATTGTCCCTTGATGTACTTCTTTGTTTTGGTAACTAGCCACTGTATAGATAGGCAATGCGACAACAAGTAGCAATGCGGTTATACCGAATAATGACAGTATTCCAACAATAAAGATGTCGAACCCATCCATATTTTTAAGTTTTTTAATCATTTCCCACACTCCCTTATATTTTCAAACAACTGACCTAATTTAATAACTGCATCTCTTTTAACTTGCGCCTCGTACTTCTCTTTCGCTTCTTCTTTACTCTCTGCCTCAACAACTATAAACCTTTGATTGCTCTTAGCTCGAGTTATGTGTGTATGCTTGCGTCCTGTTGAATCTTTGAATGTCGTGACTAAGTATTGTGTCACTTCCCCAAAACCTCCTTGACTCGATATAAGATGTCTTTACACGTATCCTTTTCCTGCGTCTGCTGTTCCATCTTGTCTTTCGTGGTTCCTTTTCATTTTCTTTTTGTATGCGTCAATGAGTTGGTCGATAGTATATAAGTTGTAAGCTATGTCTATCGCTATCACAATTGCCAATTGGTCGGGATAAAATTCTTTGAATATTATCTGTGGTGTACTAACAACTGCGCCTTGAGCAAATTCTTTATCTTTAAAATTAAACATTTTGTGAAATTCTGTATCTTTAAAACTTGATTCAATCGCTTCTTTTATCTCTTCTGATGACACTCCTACTTGATTCGCAATACTCAAACCAAACGCCAACATATCCGCCAACTCATCTAACTGAACATCTAACGGCTTACCTGGTTTCTTCTTCCAGTTCTTAAACGTTTCCAATGTATTAAACCATTCAAAGAATTCAACTACATATGCAATTTTGCTATCTCCTAAGTTTAGCGTCGGTATTCTATCGTCGAACTCCTTTTGTATTTGTAATAACTCTTGTAACTGATCGATTGTTAATGTGTTATTCATTATCGTTGTCCTCCATTTGATCTAAAAATTCGTAGAACTCATTTGTTCCGTCTAGTTTGTCCATTCGGCACAATATAACACTTAAGTTGATTTCAGCTCTTCTATATATAGCTACTTCCTTGTTCGCTCTGCTCTCAATCTGTAGTTCGCTAAGTCTAAAACGGTAAAATTCGTATCTTCCAAACAATTCATTTTTAAGCGTGCGCCACATGTTCTCCAACTCTTTGTTGCGTTTTTCTAGTTTATCGATATTTTCAGAAAGTTTTTTGTTTTCTTCTCTATAGTAAAACGCCTTTGTTCTAAAATAATGTATTGCACTTTCTTCGCCAGTAATAGAGTTTACTCTCTCTACTCCATATTTTTTAAAGTAACTTAACAATTCCTCTCTAGTAGGTCGTGTCATTGTATCCCCTCCGGAATATTTAATAATCTTCTGGCATAACTATATGCGCCATCACTATTTAATCCGTTACCAAAGCATGTATACATGTATTCGTAATCCTTTTTTGTTAAATGTTTGCCAATATAAAGTTCGAAACCTGTTTGTAAAAAAACCTGTGTTCTTTCAGGAGACATATTTTCAATACAAGATCTGCTAACCCAATGAATAAATTTAACAACTAAATCTAATTTGTTAGCGCAATCTTTTAGTGAAAAGAAAATATTTGATTCGCTATCGAGGATAAGCTCTTTATTTTCATTGATAAAACTGAATTTAAAGCAATTCATCATTTCGAACACTTCATAAATCAGATTATCTATCTCATCAAATGCTTTTGCTTTTCTCTTAACTTCGCTATAACCCCAATAAGCTCATATCGTTGCTTCTTGTACTCTTCACAATCTTTTAATGCTTTGTGAAGTTTATCTAATAACTTGTTAGAGTTAGTACAAAGATTTTTCCTTTTGATAGCTCCGGATTTTCTCGCGCCCACTTAATTAATTCATCTAGTCTCATTTCTTTTTTAACTTTGATTTTCATTTTTACATCTCCTTAAAATAAAGTTAGTTGCTTCTGTTCCTCATATTCCAAACCATGTTGCTTTATATATATTTCGAGCTCTTCCGCTGTATCAAATGTCTTTTTCACGCCTTGCCAACCTGGTACGATATGCCCATGAAAGTAATAAGTGCCGTTTACTACATGGATATGCGCCACTCGCTCGTTATCCTGATACAGGTATCTCTTAGAGCCGAAAAATTGGTTTAAATGTTCTTTACGTGCGCTATCTACCATGATCTACACCCTTACTTTTGGAAATATGTCGTTTTCCATCAGGTAGCACGCATAACGTCCTCTTGGATGTTTCTGTGGCACATTAAACAAATGCGGTTCCTTTCTTCTTAGCTCTGCCTCTTTACGTCGTTGCCTAGCCATTTCACGTTCTCGCTCCAAAGCTTTTGTTATTTGTATTTCTCTATAGTCGTTTAACTTCATGCCGAAAGGTGCATCAATTGCTTCCGACAACTCCCAACCTTTCGCAACTCTATTTCTAACTATTTCGGGCGTGAGTCCTTTCTTTTTCATCTGCTCATTTTCATATTCAGTGTATTTAGAAGGGGGTTTTTCTTGTGGTGGCGCAATAAGCGCATCGCCCGTTAACCCTTTTGATATTCTGTAATTAAGTAGTCCTTTGCTTAGGTTGTACTTTTTAACTATTTCGCTAACAGTCATCATCTTGCCGTCAATCTTAACTTTCTTAGGCTTTACTACATTTTGTATTAAATCTTTCCCCCTCGCCCCTCTGTCGTACCTAGTAATCAATGTCGATACTTTGATGTCGTATTTATCCGATACATCAATAAGCGTCATCAATTTACCGTCTATTCTCACTTTCGTTTTTATGCCCGCCATTTATTCCACCTCTACATTTACATTTCTAATTTTTAAATTGTCATACTCTAGTAATTCGTCTGGATTGTTATATAAGTAATCTGCCAGCGCTTCTTTTTCGATATCCACATCATCAAAATACTGATATTCAACTTCTGTAGGTATTCTTATATCAATCGTTGCGTTTATATATGCTTGTTGTTGCATTAGATCACTTCCTCAACTCGCATGATTATTTTTGGTTCTAGTCCATAACGCTTTGAGCTAGTTATTTCTGTAATTTGGTTATCGTCTTTCCATACATGACCATTACATGCGTCTAATACTGTTTTAATTAAGTTATCGATATCCGGCTTAGTCACTTTATACTGTCCAACCATTTCACTTTTCTTTTTCTTCGACCATGATTTAAGCAATGGAAAGTAAAAGTCTAATTCGATTTTTAGTGCATGTTCTAGATTCAACTTAGGCATTTGTCCTTGTATATACGCTTTATGCTTTGTATAAGACGTAGGCATGTAAGTTTGAACAAATCTACCTGTATTACGAAAGCGTGGACGAGGCGAGCCCATAGGTGCCTCAAACGTTTCGTTAAATTTAATTTCTATTTCCATGTGCCACCTCTAAATATCAAATATCGTTGCTTGTAACCCTAGTTCTTGCTCATATAGAAGCCCGTGAGCGCCTTTGAATCGTTTTAGGTCACTATCAGTCATAATTTTCTTTTCATCGCTGAAATGGGCTCCTGTGAGCGAATAAACTTCATTCTCATTCTCTTTATACTTGATGACCTTAATATCTTCTGTGCCATCTTCTCGGTATAAGTAATATTTTTCTTTCGGCATTTTTAACACTCCTTTATATGTGTTTTCTTCCAGTTGATTTCATTCATAATTTTCTCTTCAACTCTGTCGTAATCATCGAAAGGCGATAACTCGTTATTGTCTAACAATCTGTTGACTGCCCAACCAGTCTCGATATATACATTTGCTACAATCGGGTCGTTTTGCTTTGTCTCTTCATACATCGATCTCAATAAGCTTTTGAATTGCATGATGTTCATGTGAAAAACCTCTGCGTCTTCTTGTAATACTCAAATTCAATTATTCCAGTTTCGCCGTCTTTGTTTTTGGCTATGTTACATTCAACAATAGATTTGCCTGTGATACTGTCATCTTCGTCACGGTTATAATAATCATCACGGTAAAGTAGCATTGCTAAACTCGCATCTGCTTCTATTCCGCCTGATTCTTTCATGTCCGATAGCATTGGTCTTTTATCCTGTCTAGACTCGACACCACGATTCAGTTGTGAAAGTAGTACGATGATTGCGCCCGTCTCGTTAGCGATTATCTTTAAGTCACGTGATATCTTTTCTACTGCTACACGTCTATCAACTTTCGCATCAGTATCCATCAGTTGAAGGTAATCTATAAAAATAACTTGTTGACCGTCTGAATGCCTCATTGCTTGTGCTCGCACGTCTTGCGGTGTGATATTACTTTTATCAGAAATATCGATGCCTAATTTCATGATTTTATCCATCGCATTCGTTAACTTTGTTAAGTCATCCGGCGTTAAGTTCCTGATTTCTTTTATCTTTGTTAACTCAATACCAGTAATTGTTGATAACATACGTTTCAACACCGATGTGCCGGTTGTTTCGAGACTAAAGAAAGATGTTTTGTATCCATTTTGTGCTATGTTCAGCATCATGTTTAATGCAAAGCCTGTCTTACCCACTGAGGGACGCGCTGCGATGACGATTAATTGCGACGGCTCCAATCCCCCTATTTTGTAATCCATGAGCTTATAACCCGTCTTAATTTGCTTCTTAGGGCTATCGCTGTATAACTCATCGACAAACTCCTCAACAAACTTCTTGGTTCCGTCTTCTTTTCTGTTAGTAATTGTTTTTAAATCCTTGAGTTCATCAATCAAGTTATTAAAATTTTGGTTCGTAGGTTGTTGTTTGAACTCAGTTACCAATTCTTTCGCTTTGTTGATTTGATAACTTTCCAATAATTCTTGTTGATAACGTTCAAAGAATCCGTATCCAATGAAATCGGAGTTGTAAAGTTTAGTTATAGTATCTGCATCTAAAAACTCTTTATCTTTAGTTGCTTTTAAATAGATTTCTTGATGATCTATCTTTCCGACGTCCATTACATAATTGAAAAAGGTTTTAAACTTTTCGTTCGTAAACATGTAATCTTTAACTCTTATCTTTTCTAGTACGTCCGGTTGTTTAAGTAGCGTAGCGATTATTGTGCTTTCAATTTCAAATTGACCGTAATTCATTCGTTATCGCCCCCAAATTCTGCCAACTTATTCATGAAGTTATCTAGCGCTATTTTTCTTTGTCTGACATATTCGGGGTCATTCTGCATTTTCCATTGGTGTGTAGCGGTTTCGTTGTCTACCGGCTCAATAGATACTTTTTTAGGTGCCTTACGCATGATTGCTGGTAGGTTAGGCGGGTACGGGTTGTTACTGTTGATATATCCATCTACAGCTTTTACAGTTGGTTGATAATCCCCGTTTTGACTTAATACATCAATCCATATTTCTAACTTTGGTTTATCAAAATCAATGTTGTATACGTACCTAACTTTTTTAATAATTTCTAATGCTTGTGTTTTGCTCATCGGCATTAGTCATCACTCAATTCTTTTTCCATTTGTGCAATGACATCATCAGTAGTATTTTTTCTAGGTGCTATTTTATTTTCTGCATCTTCTTTTGTTTTGACATTCTCTTTAGCCCAGTTGTTTAAAACTTTAATTAAATAGCCACCATGCGCACTTTTGCTTTTAGTGTACTCAACACCTACTTTTACAACTTCAAAAGCGTTTGTACCTATATCATCAATAGCAAACCCTAATTGTTCCATTTGATTAGGTGTTAACTTATCATCCAAATTTGCAATTATATATTTTATTGAAGATGAGAAGACGGCTTCTCTTTCTTCTTCTTTATTCTTATATTCTTCTTCTCTTTCTTCTTCTTCTTCTGTATCGTTACGTAACGTTACGGTAACGTTACGTTTTGCTTCTAGTAACTTTTTCTGTTTCTCACGATAGCGTTGTTGTCGCAATTTATTTTTTTCTTTATGCTTAGCTTTGCTATCTAAGCTTTGATGCTTCTCCCAGTTTGTCACTTTTATGACACCATTAACTTTTTCAATCATGCCCAATGTCTCAAAAGTTTGAATTGCTAACCTTATTGAGTTAATAGGTCTATTAAATTCATTTGCTAACATTTCTTCGTTGTACGGCAAGTTTTCGGATAGCATAATATAACCTTGTTCATTGTACTTTCCTGATAAAGTTAGTAACTTAACCCAAATAGTTATGATCGTATCTCTTTCGGGTAAAGCTTCGATATATTTGATTTTGCTGTCATCAAACATGCCAACTTTAAGTTTTATCCACGATACTTCTCCCATTGTTTTCTCCTTTCAGCATTTTGTTGAGCCTCTCATCAACTTTTATCCACGAGTCATGCAAGTGGTATTTATCATCAAACGACTTAACGCCAATCGCATGTTGCTCGTTGTGATGTTCGCGACATAACGCTAATACATGTTTGTCATAGTGGTTCATTTTGTTTCTGTTCATGCCTCTGCCAACTGCTTCATAATGTGCTAGGTCAGCGTGAGGCTTTCCGCATATTACACAGTTGCGGTTAACAGTTGACCAGTATAAGAATGATTTATCTTGTTTCAGCAAGTCGCTTGTTTTATAACTAAGCGGTATGTCGTTGTGAAATATCCAATCGAGTGTTACCTCGATAATTTGATTCGCTTGCATCTGTGTACAGTCACTTAACGAAATACTCTTGTCATAGTCATACAGAACCGTTACATATTCTTGGAACAAATACCTCATATAGTCACGTGGTTGGCCTGTGTGGCTCTCTATGTCGTTACAGAGCGCAAATATTTTTCTTCGTTGCTTGTCTGTTATTTTGAATGGGTCTTCGATTCGCAAATCACATTCGACTTCGTAGCCGTTATCAAGTAATAATGTTTCTTTGTCTCCTAGCTCGGCACCCTCGATAACGACTGTTGTTGTGCCGTCATCTTGAGTGATATAGTTTTTGATTTGAGCCATTTAATCACGTCCTAGAAAGGTAAATCATCGTCAGAGATTTCTATAGGACCATTAGCATTAGCAAATGGATTATTTGATTGCTGTCTATTCTGTGGTGCGTTATATGAATTATGCTGTTGTTGGTTGTTAGATTGACCGTTGTTTTTACGTTCAACGAAAGTTATATTGTTGACTGCGATGTCTGTAGTAAACACTTTCTGTCCTTGATTATTTTCATAACTACCGGTTTGTATTGAACCAGTAACGCCAATTTTATTACCTTTATTAAAGTTATTAGCGATGATTTCAGCAGTCTTACCAAATGCAACACAACGAATGAAGTCTGTTTCATATTCGTTAGTTTGTTTGTTTTTGAATGGTCTCTGTACTGCGATTACAAAGTTAACTACGTTGTTGTTTTGACCTTTTAACTCTGGATCTGCCACTAGGTTCCCAATTAAATTTACTGTATTCATTGTTCAATTCCTCCAAGCCATTTTTTTATCTGTTGTCTGGTTACATTGATTTGGTTTTTATTCAGTGCTTCGACGTTCATTTTTTCTAATTTGTTAATTTGTTTCTGGTATTTTTCCGCGAATCCACTTTCTTTAGCTATGGCTATAAAATCATTAACTTCTTTAGTTAGTATGTCTTTAAATTCTTGACTTACTGTTGAATATTTATCTTGTTTTTGTTTTGCGTCTGCGTCATCTTCATCAGTTGGAATGTTAAAGAACTTCATTAAGAAATAGCGTTCAGCATAAGTTAACGCTGTGCCATGTGCTTGTGAAATATCATTTTGTTGACCGTAAGCGTGATAACTTACTTCATACTGTTCTTCTGGTTTATCAGCATTAATCCATGTATAATTCAAATCCATTTCAACTATGAATTCTGTCACTTCTTGACCTTTTTTGTTTTTAAAAGTATGTGTCGTCCAATTTTCATTTGACGTATTGGGGACTAACAATAAATTATGTTCAATCATCTTTTCTCTTATTCTGTGTAATATTTGAGATCCTGAAACATACGAGAAGTTATAACCCTTAGTATCTTTTGTGAAGCCCGCAATATTCGCTTTAACATCTGCTATTTTTTGGTACAAATTAAGTTGTTCGGCCATCTATTCTCCCACCTTTACCGTGTATGACGTTGGTTTCTCCACAATGCTAGCACCCTCTAAAACTTCGCCGTTTGCGTCAATCAATGTGCCGTTTTCAGTTACATTGAAATCTTTCTTAATGTCTGATTGGCTAAGTTTTTTAGTTACTTTTACATAGTTGTCAAAACCTCGTTGCTCAAGTTGTTTAATGACTTCTTGCTCATTGCTAACTTGAATGACTTTTGAACCTTTTCTGGCTGTCACTTTTCCGTAAGGTGTATTCAACTTGAATTTGCTATCTTGTTCTTTTTGTATTCTGTAATATTCAATTACAAGGCTTTGTAAATATTCTTTGCCACTCTGTAATTTTTCTACTTCTTTATCTTTCCATTCGTTTATGCGTTCAATTTCTTTATTTGCTAAATCGTTGATTTCATTCTCTTTAGTTGTGATTGCATCCAGTTTCTTAAAAACCCAGTTAGCACTGTCTAGATCAGTTACTTTGAATCGGTCGTCTTGTTCGAATGTTTCTAATTCTCTCTCTTGTAAATCATTCACTTTTCATACCTCCTACCATTTCATGACTAAGTTAATTAGTCTGTCCTGTTCATCTGTGTTATTTTCAATCCATTCATAAATACTTTGTTTCAAAATATCTAACGCTGTGTATAGATCGTTCTCGTCAGAAACTAGTATCCCGTCAATTGAATTCCCCTCATGATCTAAAACAACTATTTCGACGCTATATGCTCGTTTCTTAACTCTTAATCGAAAATCAAAGCCATCTACATTAATTATTTTTTGACATACGTCACCCGTTTTGTAATACATCATTCTCGTCCTCCTTGTTGTCAGCTAGACCTAAAAGTTTTTTTAATTTATACATTTCGATAACATTAGCGATATCGTGGTAATCATTTTCGTTATTCAATAAATTAGCAAGACCTACAATATCCCCAAGCGCACAATGTGACGATGATGTAGTATCTCCATTGCTAACCCCTACAGTTGAAAAAAGTAAAACGGCAAATTCAGTTTCTTTATTGATTTCATTCACTACTTCAAACAATTCTCCATTCTTTTCAGCCAATAAATCTCTTAATTCTTCCTGCGTCATGTCTTTATAATTTTTAGTCATAGTTGACTTCCTCCGTTTTTCGTTTTATATTGAAAATGAATTAATTTTGTTAATCGTTTGTCACTGTTACTTGTTGGCGCAAGTAGCAGTTTTTTCATTCTTCATAAAAGTATTCCTTATAGAATATGAATGTTGCGATACTTGCGAATCCTGCAATTGACCATGCTGTAGTGAAGTACAGCAATGGCATAAGCACAATCGCTAAGACTGTGAAGCACAGTACTGCTAATAGGTAGCTTTTATAAATGTTGCTCATTTAATATCCTCCTAATACCATTTTTTATGCTTTCTGATCAAATACTCTTCCAATTTAGAAATATTAATCAGAGTGCCTGTTGGTGAATAATCAATGTATAAATTTTCTACACCTAAATTATCTTTGCGGTAATATTTCAACCAGTTGTATACTGTACTTCTACATACTCCAAACAATTGATGGATTTGTGTAGGTGTTGCGTATAACTTTTTCACAAATTTTTCTTCGCCTCTATATGTGTTTTCTGGTGTTGGTGGTACTATGATTTTTGGCATTTCTATCTTTCCTTTCGTGTATAATGTTGTTATTTGCTAATAGTTTGTTCGGCGAACTTCAAAAGGCGACGAGCAGATTCAGTAGAATTTTCAGCATCTTTCGGTATGGTTAAAGATTTGTTGTTTAGATAGTCACTCAACGCCCTGCTACTAATCACAGGTTTTCTAGTGTGCTTCTCAATCTTCCAAACCTTCCACGTCACAACTGCCATTGTGATGAGGAGGGTTGTTTTATACAATTTGTTCACTGTGAATCCTCCTTAAAAAACAAACTTCTAAATCCTGATTTTTCATATCTACCGGGTCTGCCTTTTTCACTCTTTGCATAATGCTCTATGTTTATGTCGTAACCACCTTCGTAATTTCCGTTTCTAGTTACCCATAAAAATTTAACTACTCGTTTGCTCTTCAGCTCTCCACCTTTATAAATGACTAATGGAACGCTGTTTTCATCTTTCACTTTGATGACAATTAGATCTTTGTGTCTGATATTTTTGTTGAACTTTTTTAAAATCTCCCTCATCTCATGAATTTTTTTCAATATTAATTTCATTACTTTTTGAATGTTCATTTGTTACATCTCCTTTCGTGTATAATATTGTTATCTCCTACAGAGAGGAGGTAAGGAATCTATATAAAACCTGTTATCATAGAATCGCGGACAGAACACCGAAAATCAGAGCCACAAGCGACAGAGTTAACATCAGTAAATAAGGTAAGTGCTCTTTCCAACCCCAAGGATGGTTTTTTAAAGAAGTTTTTATATCATTTAAAATCTTAAACATTTGAAATCCTCCTTTTTCGTCACTCTTTAATTGGAGTGGCGTTGATTTTTTTGTCTAACTTTTTCAATGCTAATTTGTAAATAACTGAAGCATGTTCGGTTTTAAAATGAGATTCAGCAATAATTTTCAATGTTTCTAATTTATTTCTTGCATCACCGTATGTGGTACTTTCTGATAGAACACCTTCTAAAATTTGTTGAACTCGATAATCTAAAAGTTTTAAGTCTTTATTGATGCATTGTTCGACACACTCTTCTTTGGTTAATGTGATTTGTTCCATAGTGTTCTCCTATTAAGATGTTTGTTTTTCACCCAAAAACTTATTAACAAAGTATTGTTGTCCTTTGCCTGTTACTTTTGGCGTCTTACTAATTGATGTGTGACCGTCCGAATGTGTGATTGATGTTTCTTTAATTTCGAATAACTCACGTTCCATTGAATACTGTGTAGGCATGTTATAATCCACACCCTTGCGTTTAATAAGGAATCCGTTTTGACGTAACCACTCAAACAATCTGCGTTGCCCGATGTTTACACCGTTTTGTTTAATGATCTTTGCTAACTCTCCAACTAAAATTGATGTCTTAGTAGTAGCTACTGCATCTGCAAATACAATTTTTGGTTTATCACGTTCAATCTTTGTTTCTAATTGATTGATTGTGTTGTTAGCAATTTTTAAAGCACGTTGCATAATCATTTCTGGGCTGTTCCATGCTTTTTCAACTTGGATGAAATATTGTCTTGCACGTTTACCGGGTTCACTACGTTGAATCATTGCGATTTCTTTTGCAGTGTCTAGTGTGAGTGCGTGGTCTAAATAATTAATAGCGTTACCTTGAGCTGTTACTCTTTTTTGAGTAAGAGCTGTATAATCAATATTTTCTTCAAAGCCATAATTAATCATTCTTTCAAACCAATCGTTATATCTTGTCTTAACTTCTAATGCTTGATGAAGTTCTCGACCACTGATTGCGATTTCTCCATTTTCTTTTTCTTGTATGTTGAACATTTCTCCGATGTTCGATTTTGTTTGTAATGCTTGCATAATGTTTATGCTCCTTTCGTGTATAATGTTGTTATCAACCTAAGGAGGTGATAAGTATGAAACTTCTAGTTACTTTAAAGGATGGTTCAAAAAAACATGTTTCGGATTTAAAGAAAATTGTTTTTCCAGGATATGAAGGAATTGAAACTGTTACAAAAGAGGAAATCGAAACATTTTTTCTAGACCCTACTAAAACTTATGTGTTTGTTGGATCTCAAACTCTAAGTGTGGAGGCAGGGCAAATCCTTACCGTTGAATTTAGCTAACCTTTTTCAACAACTCTGCAACTGCTCGCAACAGTTCAGGGTTGTTGTTTCTTTCTAAACAGTAACTAGCATGCTTGAGTAATTTGAGTTTTAATTTATTTTTTTCTTTCGCAATTCTAAATTTTTGTAACATTTGTTGTTCCTCCTTTATTCGAAATCATCGATGGTTAATTCTGAAACTCTCTTTTCATAGATGTATAAATAATAGTTTTTGATTTCTCGATAAACTTTTGCTGCTAGGTTATATTCACTTTCACTCAAATCTGAATTAAGCGTCACTCCAAAAATCGATAATGTTAATTTTCTAATATGATCATGAACATCTTGTACATAAGCTTTTTGATGAATTGATTCGAAGCCATGCTGATACTTTTTTAGTGGAATCGGATGATTAAGCTTCCTCAATCTTCCTAGTGACAAATCTTTTGCGAAATTGAGTTTTTTATTGATTTCTTCTAAATCGTCATTATTGATTCTTACTTTACTGAAAATTGCACCTGAACTGATTGGTTTCTCGCCTTTTATAGCATTTCTAACTTCTTTCGCTATAATTTCTTTCAACTCTTCTTTGGTTAACGTGATTTGTTCCATAGTTTCCTCCTGTTACGACATTTGTACAGGTTTCTGTACATTTTGTTCAAAAAAATATCTACCTACTTTTGTTGGTGGGATTTCTAATAATTCACAGATTCGTTTTATTTCCCATTGTGTAAATAAATTTTTTCCTTGCAACTTGTGATTAATAGATGTCCTTGAAATAGGGATTGCGTTCGCTAAAGAACTTTGGCTATATCTATACTCTGCCATTCTTTCGTACAGCAAACTATAATCGAAATTGTATATCATAAACTCACCTCCCTTCTTGTTCGGTTTTCTGTACAAATCAATTAAAACACCTTTGTTTAAATAAGTCAACACATAAAATACATTTTTCTGTACAATATTTGTTAAAAATTATTGATAATCGTCATTGTACGTAGTATTATGTTCTTAGGAGGTGTTCAGAAATATGAACAGTTTTAAGGATAGATTAAAGCAAATTATGTCTGAACGGAAGATATCTCAATCAGAGCTATCAAGAAGGACTGGTATTGGTAGAAACTCAATTAGCGATTATTTAAACGGAAAATATGAAGCGAAACAAGACAAAGTCTTTGAACTAGCAAAGGCTTTAAACGTTAACGAAGCGTGGCTTATGGGGTTTGATATTTCTAAGAATAGAAAAATTGAAAATAACGACATCACTTCCATATACAGTAAACTCACGCCTCCAAGACAAAGCAATGTACTAAAATATGCGACTAATCAATTAGAAGAACAAAATAATGACAGTGATAATCTGGTAGATTTCAATTCTTACATTCAAGAAAAATCCGAAGTGGATATATATGGTTGTGCGTCAGCTGGTATTGGCGAAAGATTATATAACGAGCCTATTTCAAAAGAATTCGTAAGAGGTTATGTCCCCGCACATGATATAGCTTTAAAAGTAAATGGAGACTCAATGGAGCCGTTATTTAAAAACGGACAAATTATATTCATTGAAAAATCTCACACTATCAAAGATGGACAAATAGGCGTCTTTATTATAAATGGAGATGCTTACGTAAAGAAAGTTTATGTAGAAGATAATAGATTAACGTTGGTTTCTTTAAATAAAAAGTATAAAGATTTATATTTTTATGATAACGAAAGTGTGAGGTTAGTTGGAAAAGTTATTTTATAGGAGGTAGTAAAATGAAACCTAGAAAGCAAGATGAAAAAATATTATCAGATCAATACAGTTACTTTGAACCAATAATCAGCGACAGTTGCGACATAAAATTCGACGAAAACAAGAGGAGAATGGGTTCTATATTCATTTCACATGAAGAGATTTGTTTTATAAGGAAAGAAGAAGATTATATATTCAAAATCTCATTATCAGAGGTGATAGATTATAACACTGTTGTTACTATTTGGAAAAACCAAGCTTTTTTAACATTAAACGATAATAGAAAATTAACAGTTTATTTCGTAACAAACTCTCCTTTAACAGGATTCATCTCAATTTTAAAAACTTATATGCAATTATCTAAGAATAAGGAAACAATTATCTCGAATGATTGTCTACCTATTAATGATGATGAACAAACTAAAGTTGAAATTTTCGACGTCGTAGGATTAAATTATGAAGGTCGTAGAAAAGAATTAAAGAAACTTATCAAGAAAATGAAAAATAACGACGATTTCTTTTTCTTATATAGTGATTTGAAAGGAAATGAACTTAAAGAAGAATTACTTTATGAAGACAAGGTGTATGAAATTTCTGATTACGAGGTTATTCCTGGTGTATTCTTACAAAAAGAACCGGATAATCCTTATGATGAAAACGCGATAAAAGTTATGATTTCAAATGAATACTCTGAATTTCACGTTGGATATGTACCTAGAGAGTATGCTTCAAGATTAGTCAATCATATGGACAACATCGTTTCTTGTAACGCATATATTAATGGTGGTAAGTATAAAACTTTAGATTATTTAGAAGAGAAAATCGTTACTAAAGAATCAGACTATGGATTACGAGTACATTTAGAATACAAAGTTTGAGATAGGTAAAGATTGTATTTTTATAAGTAATTACTATAAATAATAGAAAATTCATTTCACAGGAGGGTTTAACATGGATTTTAAAGAAGTTGACATTAACATTGAAGAGTGGGAAATGGTTGAAATCCCCTTTTATACAGAAGAAGAACTGACTTATAGATTGAACAATGGTTTACCTATAACTAAAAGTGAACTTGAAGAACAGGAGTCGAAAAAATGAGTACTTATAAAGAAATTGAACACTTACACATCAATACTGGTGGTAAAGAGCTTACTCAAGAGCAAATAGAAGAGGCTAAAGTTTTTATAGACAGTCAAGAATTTAAAGATATGATTCGAGAAGCTAAAGAATCACATCAAAGAGTTATGGAGTCTAAAATCACTGATAGAACTAAATTGTGATTAACAGCGCCTGTGTGGCGCTTTAATATAAAAGACGTCTATTTCAGCAGTGTTTGAAAGGAAGTTTATAATGAAAATAACTAATTGCAAAATAAAAAAAAGAAACTATAGTATATGAAGTTTTAACTAGTGGTAATCAACCATTCACTTATGAGTTACCTAAAGATTTATCGTCACATAATGCGCGTAAATACTTGGAATTTATTTCACAAAAATTAGATGGCGATAAGTTAACCAAAGAAGATTCATTATGATTTTACTAAACAAAAAACGCCTACAAGTGTAGACGTTGAATGGTGGTGAGAGTGTGAGCGAGAATAAAGGAGAAATGATGACGCATAATATAGAAAAACGCATTAATAAATTAAAAACTTCTGGAAATCCAAAATTTAAAAAATTAGATTCAGATATTCACTATTTACTCAAGAGATTTGAAGGTGAAAAAAACCATAAAGGTTTTTATCCAAAGTTTAAACAAGGAGAAATAGTTTTTGTAGATTTCGGTATAAACGTTAATAAAGAATTTTCTAATTCACACTTTGCAATAGTGATGAATAAAAATGATTCTAATACGGAAGATATAGTAAATGTTATTCCCTTATCTTCTAAAGAAAACAAAAAGTATTTAAAGATGAATTTTGATTTGAAATGGGAGTATTATTTAAGATTGTTTTTAAATTTAATTAGCGCGCAAAATAATTCAGCTATATTAAAAGAAGTTTTCGATAAAAAATACCAAAAAAACAACACAGAATTCATCACTAAAGATTATTTTAGTGAATTTATATCTGATAGTTTAGAAATTGAAAATAAATTAAATAAAATTGACAGAAACATTAATAACATAGTATCAGCAATTGATAAGGTAAAAAAATTAAAAGGTAATAGTTACGCTTGCATAAATTCTTTCCAGCCGATTAGTAAGTTTCGCATAAGAAAAGTTTTACCCCCAAAAATTAAAAATCCAGTAATAGATTCTTCGGATATTATGTTACTGATAAATAGAATTAATAATAATATATTGCAGATTCCTGATATAAGATGATATAATTTTAATATATTAAAGGTTTATCCTTTAAAACACGTATATATTCGTTACCATTTTTGGTAATTAACCATGTAATCTTATAACTATAAGTGGCGTCTGTATTTTATACAGGCGTCTTTTTTTATACAATTTTCATGGGTAGCCCGCCTACCCTTATTATTTTTTGCCAATTTTGAGGAGGGATGTAAAATGTGGTTTGAAAAATTTAAAAATAAGAACAATGAAACGAAGTATAGATACTACGAGAAATACAAAGATCCGTATACAGATAAATGGAAACGTGTAAGTGTTGTCTTGAATAAGAATACAAAGCAATCGCAAAAAGAGGCAATGTTTCGATTAGAAGATAAGATAAAAGAAAAATTGAATAACCAGTCATCAAGCATTTTAAAAACTTTGACTTTTCATACACTATTAGATGAATGGTTTGAATATCATACAAAAACATCTGGCTTTAAAGTAACGACGCTTGATAATTTGAAAACAAGAATCAAAAACATCAAAAAGAACAGTTCTCAAAATTTACTTTTAAACAAAATTGATACAAAGTACATGCAAACATTTATTAACGAATTATCAAACATATATTCTGAAAATCAGGTAAAGCGTCAACTTGGACATATGAAAGAAGCTATTAAATACGCCGTTAAATTTTACAATTATCCAAACGAACACATATTAAATAGCGTCACACTACCAAAGAAGAGTAAGACGATAGAAGATATAGAAAAAGAAGAAGCGAAAATGTATAACTATTTAGAGATGGAACAGGTAATACAGATACGCGATTTTATACTGAACGATAATAACATGCAGTATAGAGCTCGTATTTTAGTTGCTGGGGCTGTTGAAGTTCAAGCTTTAACAGGTATGCGCATAGGTGAGTTATTAGCGCTCCAAGTTAAAGATGTAGACCTCAAAAATAAGACGATCGATATTAACGGTACTATTCACAGAATCAAATGTAATGCTGGATTTGGTCACAAAGATACTACTAAGACCGCAGGTTCAAGAAGAAAAATCGCCATCAATTCAAGGATAGCAAATGTATTGAAAAAAATAATGTTAGAAAATAAAAAGATGCAACAATGGGAACCAAGCTATGTTGATAGAGGGTTTATATTCACAACTTGCCAAGGAAATCCTATGCAAGGCAGTAGGATAAACAAACGATTGTCCTCAGCTGCAGAATCATTAAATATAAATAAAAAAGTTACTACTCACACACTAAGGCATACACACATAAGTTTATTGGCGGAAATGAATATATCGTTAAAAGCAATTATGAAAAGAGTAGGACATACAGATGAAAAAACGACTATAAAGGTGTATACACATGTAACAGAGAAAATGGACAGAGAGTTAGAGCAAAAATTAGAAAAACTTGTGTACTAAAAGGTATCTGCCCTTTTTCTGCCCTTTTTTATTTTTAAAGACGCTACAAATCCTTTGTAACAACTGATATTAAAGGCTTTTTAACACAAGTTAATCCCATCCTTGTATGATTGGTTTAACTTGCCAGATACCTCTTCGTGTGGCAGGTTCATCATTCGTAACATTAACAAATGGTTGATTGGACGGATGTAATGACGAAATTACTGGTACGACACCATCATTTTTACGCCATTCTTCTCTTGCATCATGACCAATAATTCTACTCGTTGTATCCATTAAGAAAAATGTACCTAAATCAGGATTTTCATAACCTAATGGACCAGTATGAGATGATACACCAGTATAAGTCGTGTACGTAATATTTGGATTCATACTTGTCATGTTGTTCAATTTTGCAGAGCCATTTAACGTTAAATCATACGCAGCATTATCGTCTGATGTCCAAATTTTGCTTTTACTAACGCGTTTTATATAGTCAATGTAACTCTCATTTGGTAATTGTTTAAAGCCCCATTGCGTTAATCCTAAATCGATATTCGAATACTTGTTACCCATAAATCGATTTAAAGCGAACATGATTTTTCTAACAGCTTCTGTATTTCCAAACTTATCAGCTGCTTGTGAACCATTATGTGGTGTTGCTAATGTTGTGATTGATGCAACCAT